GCTGCCGGCAGGTCCTGTGGCTCCCACGGGTCCTTGTATCTGTCCCACATTGTCCCAACCGGAACCATTGTAGACATAACCATCACCGTCAGCCAATACCACATAGAGATCGCCTATCTGCGGTCCTACAATGTTATTGAGATCTGCAACCGTGGCCACGCTTCCTTTGATGACCACAGATGTTCCAGCTGGACCGGTAGGACCGGTTGCCCCGTTCACACCAGCAGGTCCAGTTGCGCCAGCAGGGCCGGTGGCTCCATCTGCGCCTGCAGGGCCTGTAGGACCTGTGGCACCAGACGGTGTGCCAGTCAACAGGCTACCATCTCCAATGAAAAAGTTAGCGATGACATTACCGGATGTTTCAATGGGACCTACTATGGTGCCAGATGCCAGTAGTGCTTCTACATTGGCGTTGCCGTAATCGCTGGAGATAAAAGGAGCGCCATTGGCATAATAATAATTGCTGCTGTAGACGTTGTTGGCAAACACATTATTGGCATTGATGTCATTGCTGATCTGTATGGTTCCTGTGGTGTCATACAGTCCTGTGTTGTTGCCGCTGTTGATGGTTGGCATCTCTTGTTCCTTATTTCAATGTGTAGTTCTGATTGCGGCGTGGCTGGAAGATCGATGTGATCTTGGTGTTGCCACCAGACCATTTGCCAAGATTGTTTTGATCTTCCACTGTGGCCACGGCCAAGTCGAATTTTGATTTGTAGATCTGTGCGTCTTCGGGGCTGTGACGTTTCACATAGTATTCGTGCAAGGCACCATACACATAACCTTCTGGAAAAGTCTGCAGCACTGGATTGGTCTGCACTGTTCCTAATTTCTGTATGTTGGCGATGCTGCCAGCGATGGGTGTGGTTCCCGTAACAGCGATGTTGACGCTTTGGTTATCGGGTCTGCCGGTCACGGTCACTGTTCCAGTGCCGATGCTGCCTAACACATCAAATGCGTCAATCTCATCTCCAGGTTCTAATCCAATACTGGTAGTCATATCGGTTATGAGAGCTGTCCAGTTTGATCCGGAACCGGCGATAGTTGACACATCACCCACAGACGAAATCAATTGTGTAGTAGGAGTGAACAAGAGGTTCCAGGCCTTGTAATAATACATATTGATCTGCGTGCCTTGTCCAACCCAGGGAACGAATTGATATTTGTCGCCTACTTCACTGAATTTACCACGCACCACTGCAGGCACGTTCACAGGATTGAGATAGAACTGGGCCACCAGGCCCAAGGTGATGATGTCTCTGTCACCCACGCGGTCATAAACGATCCAAGGGCCAGTGCCCGAAGAAGGTGGTTGTCCCGTAGATGATCCTGTTTGGAAGAACAGGATAGGTTTGTTCATATCGGCAGGAATGTCTAACAGACTATTTTGGCCTACCGTGCCAATGCTGGCAGCGGCATAGGGATCGCTGCGCAAACTAGGCAATTCGATATTACGCAACATCAGCTCGGCCTGGAATATGGCCTGTTTAATCTCGGCGTCATTGCTGCTGCCGGTAAAGTCTTTGAGGTAAGTGACCAGGCTATCGGCCGAGGGTATCATAAAGCTCATTGTGCTTGGAATCCTTTGAAATATTTCTGCGTGCCCGAAGCCGCAGGATATGGCACATCAATGGGTATGGGTAGCCGGCCGCCAGGATAGCAAACGAACTGATTGTATTCGCGTTCGACCACTCGGTAAAACTGTGCCTTCAATGTCCGGTCGTGCTTGATCACTGACCAAGGCATACCACCAAAATATCGGTCTGATATTTCAATGCTGACCACATAGGGAAGGTCCATCCATTTGTATGTGAGCTTGCCATCTTCACCAATGGGTGCCAAGGGGTCTGGATAGCCCTGTTCAGCTGCTTTCCTGTATTCCTGGCAACGGCGTGCCACAGCAGCCACGTTCATCTGCTCGCGCTTGATGTAGAACTTGCCGCCTTCGCGTCCTGTGGTGGTCTTGATGTTCTGTGATGCGTTCCACGCTGTGCGGGTCCAATCGCCCTTCATCTCTTTGTAGAGCCGATCGTTCTGCAGCAGCTTGTCGGCCACACCATTGTGGTTGGTGACCATACCGCCGGCGTCTTGCCGCAATATGCTGTAATCTGGGGTGATGTTGTGAACATCGATGTGTTCACTGTCGGGGAGATCTTGAGGAGTCGTCATAGCTGTATTTAGTGTTGACCCCAGATTCACTATGTGTTCATAAAAAAAGCCCCATCTCTGGGGCTTTTCTCTGGTTGGGACCTATGATTAGTAGGTATCGCCAGAACCTGCATTGGTGCGAACAACAAACGATGCACCACGTGGAGCAGATACCGAAGCACCTGTTGTGGAGATGTTGTTGAGCACGCCAACACCGGCTGGATTGCGCACGATCAGTGTGCCTTCCATAATGAACTGATCCAAACTAGCGTCAGCGTTGGAGAACACTTCGTTGTTGGGACCGAGGTCACGCAGCGAACCCCACTGCAACACTTCTTCGTTCAAGAAGTAGATGTAGTCGCCACCTGCTTGATCCATAATCCAACTATCAAAGATCTCATAGGTGTAGTTGAAGTCGCCTTCGTATGTGCTGACAGTGTCACCACGCTCGACATTACGACGGTTGATCGAAGTGTTTGAAGTTCCGATCTGATCCGAGATCATCGTGCGCAGCGAAGTGGGCACGACCATAGTGCGGATCTTGGCGTTGAAACGCTGCTCTGCAACAGTCACGAGCTGCTTGTAGATCGCGGGTGCGAACAGCTGGTTCGTGAATGTGCCAGTGTAGAACTGGCTACCGTCACTGTTGACAACCAAGTTACCAACGTTGGCAGTAGACGAGTCTGTGCTTTCGTTGTTGGTGTTGGTTGTGACGTTGCCGATGGCAGCGCCGGAGGGGTTGAAGCTCAGCGTGCCAGCAAAGCTAGCCAATGAGCCCATACGACGACCGGTCTGCAGTGCGCCGGAAACGCCGCCTGCTGTGCCTGACTGGCCACCATACTTGGTGCCGATCTGGTCGTCACGCACGAGTTGCAGTTCGACGTCGAACATCATCTCGATCAGCTGCTTGACTTCCTGATAGGCCTGGGGATCGCCACCGCTCTGCTCAACTGCACGTGCTGTGCCCGAGCTTGCGACCGTGGTCTGGAAGATCTGGGTGTAGTTGCCCAAGTTGTAGCGGCTGTTAGATTCTGCGTTGGTGGCAGAAACTGCAGCAGCTTCTTGGACGGCTTGCACGCCAGGCAGACGATAAACGTCATCTGTCCACAGTGGCAAAGTGGAATTCACTTTGCGCTTTTTTGTCATACACATATTCAAAACAGGTGTATCATCCTTGACGCGGTTAGAAACGTCAAGATCGAGGTCCTTGACAACGATGTCCGTGCCGTAAGCTGTGGTGCCGTTGCCCAAGGATGAAGTAGAAATATAACCAGCCATAATATTTTCCTTTTGTTAGTTGGTTTATTTACGCCTTTCGAGCCGCTCTCAATCGGTTGAGTTGGGCTACTAGGACGTTCTCTGCGGCTTTCTTATCGCCGCCCCTGGCTTGTTCACGAAGTTGCTGGATATTTTCGTCACCGCTGCGCGAGTTGTTGGAGCTGCCTTTGCGGCTCTGCAGTTGCGCTATTGATGCACCAGCTGACTTGGCCTGTGGACGATCGCGATATTTTAGTCCATCGCGGATCAGACTCAGGATGTGTTCATCTGATGCTATGAGATCGATGTTGTCAACACCGGGTATCAGCTGTTCCTTGGCAGCAGCCCAACCTTTTGACACTTTCTCCCGCACTTCGTTGTAGACATATTCGTTTTTCAACTCCTTGTCTTGGAACGCCTTGCGGTTCTGTGTGAGGATCTCCTGCACCTGCGCTCTACGGGCATCATAGAACTGATCCACACGCGGCTTGAGGTTACGGATAACGTCACTCTGCTGTTGGATGTAGCGTTCATTCTGCTCCATTGATGCACGGATGCGTGCCTGTTGGGCGGGATCCTGTGTCTGGTTTAACTGCTGATGGAAAGTGGCTTGATAGCCCTGCGTCTTGACGATCTCGTCATAGGCTTTTTGCAGACTGGGCTGGATGGTGAATTCCATTGCCAGTGTCAGTCCTTCCAATCTCGAGCGTGCTTCACGCTCATACTCCTCAAACTCAGATTTTTTGATCTTGAGTTCTCTGGCTTCTTCGTGTATCGCTCCACCCTGTCCCAGGATAGCAGCAGCCTTTTTGGCATCAATCACGACTTCTTTGCCATTTCTCATAAACTTGAATTTGGCGTTGGGGTTCGTTTCTGCGAACTCCAAGAAATCAATGATCTCTTGTGCACTGGTATCTGTGTCTTCAGCGCTTACAGGTTCTTCATTGAGTTCCTGGGCATCTGATTCTGCAGTGGCTTCCGTATCTGTTTCGGGTGTGGCAGCGACTTCTGGCTCTTCAGCGGTTGCTTCTGGTGCCACAGGGCTCTCGGTGCTTGCCGGTTCCGAGGCTCCTGTCTCGATCTGCTGGTCGCCACCCTGACGGTTACGCTGTGCGGTCTGTCGCATAGCGGTCATCTTGGCTGCGATTGAATCCAGGCTGGGGATCGCGTTGTGTTGCGTGGCCGCACCGTCGATAGTGGTGTTAGGGGCAACGGATTCTGAGGTTGTCATTCATAGACCTTTCGGGTTACATCCTGTGGGGCTTCACGAGGACCCTCCTGTGAGCTTACCACACGGTTTTTCATATATACCGCCCGCTGTAGGCTGGCGATAAATTGATCCATACCCGACAATTGGTTGGCCAAGGCCACCCGTCGGGCGTTTGAGTCTGGGTCGTGACCTTGGATGCCAGCGATGACATCAGTGACTTCAAATCTGAACTGATGTATGAACATCACTAGGTCGTGATTGGCCAACAAAGCTTCGGCCCGTGATCCGTGGTTCTTGATGGCGTCTTGCTGTGCTGTGGTCAAGCGGTCCAAATGCCCTAGCGTGGCAGTGACTCTGCTGTTGTAGGCATCTATGGCGTCGCTTTTGATCATATTTTGTTTTTCCGTTGCCAACCACCGTTATTGGGACGGGCCAAATTTGGATTGTCTGCATTGGTGTCGCGTCTGCGATGCAGATAGGTATAGTGTTTAGTGTCCATAATCCTGTGTCTTGCCCATTGCAATGGCCATATAGTTGAGTTGTGTGTCGGGATCTGTGCCTTGCAGTTCTGCAGAGATTTGTTGTGTTTTGGCTTGGTTCAATTGTGCCACGCTCAAATCTTTCTGTTCAGCCGGCGAGGGTTCAGCGGATTCGGCTGCTTGCTGTGCCTGCTGGATCATAGCCACCACTTCTTGATCGCTTGGCAGATAGGTATCAACGTCTTTGACTTCCAAGAGATACAGCATATCTTCATAGGGTTTCTTGACCTTGGCAAACATCTCGGGTGTCAAGGTGCCTTGCTGTGCCATCGAACTCAAGGCAGCATAAAGCTGTGTCTGTGCTTGCTGTATGATCTGGATGCGTGCCAGGCTGTTCTCTTCTGACAACATACCCACGGCCAGCTGCACACTCATCTGTTTGCGGTCTGTGAAGCTCATATCATCCCAGGCCGCGGCGTCCAGGAACACTGGTTCACCTTGTGGATGGAATGTGGCTGCCAGCTTTTTCACACCGTAGTCATCACCGTATTGTATCAAGGTGCGCCACACCAACCAGATGGCGTCTTTGAGTCCATCTGCGGCACAGCGCACTGTGTTGTCTTGTATGATCTGGTTGGGCGTCAAGGCCAGCTGCAGCTTGATGCCTGAATTGCCCGGAGCCATAACTTCGGGATTGAATGTGTCCTGTGGCGTGGTCATACCGATCATCGCCATAGTGTCTTGTTGTATGCGTGTGAGGCTGGCTTCCAAAAACTGCAGATTGCCTGCGGGAGGAGGCACTTGATAGATGTCAGTGGCAGGATCGAATTTTGAATCCAGTAAGAATATGGCAGCTTCGCCATCCTGCAGCATCTGGAAGTCGACCTTGTCGGCCTTGACACCCATCCTGGGTGTGGCAGTGAGCAGGCCCAGCATAATCTCTGCACGGGCTGCTGCTGTGGCGTATTCCTGCATTGGCACCACTGACTCAGCGATGCTCATACCATAGAAGTTACCAGGCAAGGGTTTGGGACACATCGAAGCCACGGGGATGAACTCCACTTCCTTGGCCGATATGATGTAGTCTCCGGAGTAGACCATCTCGATCAACTCCAGCTCACCATCACCATCGATGTCATAGCGATTCCAGATGGTGAGTATGGTGATACGGCGTGCGTATTGGTCTGCTGTGTTGCCTGCGCCCACGGGTATGCCCTGCACCGGCACTGAATCTCGGGCGTGTATGGCCATATTGTTCAACACCGAACCAGATTGGTAAGCACCGTTCTGGTTGTATGAAGCGTGCTCCATAAACAGGTCCAGGTCGATGTCGGGATACAGCTCAGTGGCTTCTGCGATGGTCATATCATCATAGAAACCACAGAAAGGTTGCTCACGCACCTGCACCACAGTGGGATCACAGATCCAGTAGTGCTGTGCGATGGGACGGAATTGGATGTTGATGTTGTAGCCAGTGAGTTTGTATTTCGCGCTATACACGGTGTTGCGGCGGATGCTTTCCTGCAGGAGGTCTTCGCCCTGCTCCAGTTCGAGATTGGGCACTTCGGCGGCGATCTCCATATCTGTTTCATCCACAGCGTCAATGGCCGAGATCCTGGCATCCAGTTCGGCCTGTTGCTGTGCCTCGGGCAATGCTGCCATCAGCTGCTGTGTTTCAGCCAGCACGCGATCCATCATCACATTCACACGGCGACGGTTCTGGCGCAGGAAAGTGAGTCCAGAGTTGGCGGCCTGCTGTTCAAACGCACGCAGCTGATCTGCTGTGCCTTCTGTGGTGACATAGCGTGTGATCTGCTCGCGTATGGGCAGGATCATCATCATACCATTCTTGTGCATCGCTGCATCCATCACCCACTGGTTCAGGATGTGATGCGGATCATTCATTTCGTTGATGATCTTTGACACCATATTGGTGGCCTGGCGTGCTGCTTCAGCATCACCTTCGTGGTCTGCTGTGAACTCAAAGTTGATCTCGCCGTTGGGTGCCAGACCTTTGGTAATCACAGCAGTGGCATAGTCCACCACGGGTTTCACACTGGGATGGATGTAGTCTATGCCGTTGACGGGCGCGGTGCTGGATTGCACCTGCAGGCCCAAGTAGTGATAGTCACTGGCTCGGTTTACTTGGTTCTTGGTGGCGGTCCACTGCAGATAAGCATTGGCTTTGGTGTCCAGGAGGCCTTTGAGTTTGACCAAGCGATCCAGTCGCTTGACGTTGGTGTTTAGTCGGGGGATTATGGTGTTCTTTATATCCAGCACAGTATCGAGTCCTCGGTGGTTGCTTTATTTAGTATTATCTGCGGTATCTGGGTGTTTCCCCCAACGCACCGTGATCAGCTTCTTGGCCACTTCAGATCCACCCACTACGGCCATATACACCAACAAGATCTCCCAGCCCACCCTGTCTGCTTGTGTGATCATTATGATCGTGGCCACTGAATAGGCCACTGTGGTCCAGAATTTGCTGGCCGAGAAACCGCCTTGTGGATCACGGACTAGGCTTTTCACGTGCTGTAGACCTTTTTCCAAGTGGGCTTGTCAGTGTCATCACGCGGGCGTGTGAGCAAGTCTCGGGCCTCGGCCATACGCTGTTGTGAGGTCAATCCATCCCAGGGTTCTGAGACACCGTTCAAGCAGCCCAGCAAGGCATAGCGTGCTGAGTCAATGCAGTCATCGGGGTCCGAGAAACGGCCCTGTGGGTCCACGTGATAGTTCTGTGCTTCTCTCAGGAAGTCCTGGCAGTTTTCATTGATGTGGAATGTGCCGGCCTCCATCATCTGCCGCATCACGTTGATGCCATAGCTCTTGTGATTGGTGGTGCGGCCCTGCAGGTCAGCGGGATTGAATATGGGTTTAGGATACACATTGAGACCATACTCTTCAAACAGTTCTCTTATGCTGTTTGATGTCATTGTGTAGCGACCTGGTGTGCCAGCATCAGGTGGCAGCACTATGGGCGTGCCCAGCACTTCAGGTCGCAAGAGATGCTGCACATAGTTCACGGGATTGGCCTCATCCAAACCACGCACAGTGATCTGTCGGTGCAACCAAGCTTCACGAGCCTGCGGATCCCAATACATCAAGGAGATCACTGTGCGGTCATTGACCAGGCCCAGATCCAAGGCTATCACACGCTCCAGTCCAGTGCCGGGTTCAAAACGATAATCCTCACGTCCATATGTGGGCCATTCACGCAGTTGGAACACAGCGCCTTGGCCCATAATGGGCTTGCCAGCCATACGTGCTTCACGCTCGTGTGGCAAGTAGTCTCGCTCCAGCTGTTCTCTGGTGCTCTTTAACAGGAATGGTTCACCCCAGGGATCATACTCGGGCACATCCGCCCAGCTCACACGTATGAAGTCATAGCCAGGCTCACGGTTCCAGAACTTTGACACCAAGCCGTTCAAACCTTTGAGTGGTGTGAATGAACACAACACCTGTCCCTGTGTGGTAGCCGTCCTTGTGACTATCTCTGAAAAGAAATCATCGGGAGGTTGCTCGTCGAACACAGCCAGGTTGAGTTTGAAACCCTGCATCTGGCGCACTTCCTGTGTGTAGTTGGCAAACAAGAGATAGCTTTTTGAGCCACTCACGTGTCGCACTTCCACTGATATGCAGTTGGCACCATCGCCTCTGATGGTGTCAAACACTATGGCATCACGCGGTATGGCACCAGTGCCTATGTTATCTCTGAGCTTGATATCGGGCGTGCCCAGGAGCTCATTCTGCAGCACCAAGGCCACCTGGCTCCAGCCTTCACCTGCTACCATAGCAGTGATGCTGTGATCGAAACGCTTGCCAGTCCACCATTCAGGATACTGGCCAGTCAAGTGCATCGCTGTCTCATAGCAGGTGCTGACTGTTTTACCAATCCGGTTGGCTGCCAGGATGCCACGCCGATCTGTGGCAGTGCCAAAGAATCGCCTTTGGTGATCAAATGGGCGGAAATATCGCAGCTGGTTGTGCCGCATATCATCGGCGATGGTGATGGTCAGGGCTTCAAGTTCTGCTCGGGTGGGACCATCGATGATGGCCAGGCTGTCGGGCTTTAGGTGGTGTTCGTCTAAGACCCAACGCAGCGCACGCCGCATCAATACTGAGTCATCCAGCATAGTTGGCGTAGAAGCCTGCTATGAAGCAACCTACGAACAACCAGATCATTGGTCTCCAGTCCATTGCAGACTCCTGTGCGTGGTGTAAAGACTTTCCAAGGCCATAGCCAAATTGCGTATGACCTCATCATCTGCGGGCCAAGTCTTGGGATCGCCTAACACCACTGAGTCAGATTTGACCAAGCAGGCCTGCAGGCGTTCGGCAGTGAGCCGCATACAGTGTTCCAGCTGCCCGGGGAACTTGTGATGGAAAGCCTCCCGGTGTGCTTGGAACACCTTCTGTGCTATCTTGGTGTCCTGTGTTTCCCGGGCAGCGATGGCCTCGCGGATGGTGCTGTCGCGGGCTGTCATTCTATGGCCCAGGGGTTGGAGATAGCAGAGTTGTCTAGGCTGATGAATTCACGATCGATCCATACGTCCCAGAAGTTGGATTCATTGACCTTCTTGGCCTGCATCAACGCACGCAGGCGTTTGCCCATTGGGCTCAAGGTGCCGTTGGCGTGTTGCACCACTTGCTCGCCTGAACGTGGATCAACCCACTTGATCACTTCGGGACGGATGCGACCAAACTTGTCAATCTTCTCACCGTAGGGTCTTTGGTCTATGGGACCCAGGATCTCATAGGTGATCATACCGTTGTTGTATTTGCGGAATGTGACATCACAGCGTCGGCCCTGTGCGCGGAAGTCTGCGTCAGGGTGAGGCACGTGGCGGCTGTGGAATGAGTTTTGCACTTCCGTCAAGGGCGGGATCGAGGCGTCACGTGGGGGTGGTTCTCGGATGTCATCCACTGGCACCAAGTCTGCTTTGTCAATGTAGGGATTCTCAGAACCGATGTAGATGGGATCTACTTCCAGACCATTCAGCACATCCATGGCCACTTGATACTTTAGCTTGTTGGCACGACCTTTAAGGCTCAACACGATGCCTGTTTCATCAAACACGAATCGTTCCAGCTCTCGGGCTGTGGGGAAGTCTGTCATCAGGCCTTCGAGATCATACTGCAACGCAGGATCAACAGGCTGCTGTGACTTCACTGTCTTTTGTGGAGGTTCTTCTAGGGGATAATTGCCCGAGTCAGTGAGCTCGGCTGCGGGTGTGGGTTCTGCTGCGCCCCAGACATCTTGTTCCTGTGGGGTCAGGGTTTCTTTGCGTGATGGCATCTATGCTATTCCTTTCATTGTCTATGCTATCTGATACTACACCAGGGAGGCCCATCCCCCCTGGCCTGGCTCTCGCCTATGCTAAAACTCTATTTACTTGTTGCCCTTGGTGGGGCCGCGTTTCACGCGAGTGTTGCTGGAGATTGGTTCCAAGGCCGGTGAAGTGTGGGCCTTGTGGACTTCGCCACGCACAGCCAATTTGTCCATCACCATATCTGCCAGGGATTGGAAGTATGATGTGCGATTGCTTTTCTCGGCCAGGAAGTTGTTTTTCTTTTCTGTGTTGCCGGCGTTGCCAGTGCGTGGGCCACGCTTTTGATTGATTGATTTCTTTTCCATTTTAATATCCTTTGTAGACCACTGGCTCATAGATGCCAGGAGTAATGAACACATTGCCTGTGGTGCTGGCACCAGCCACTGAAACGTAGAGGTTGCCATCTTCGCTGCCTGCTGTGCTGCTGAGAGCGTAGTAGGCAGTGTCTCCGGGTCCTACTACCAATCCCACACCATTCTGATCTGATGTGGGCACTACCGCTGCGGCATCAAATTGTGTGAAGCTGGCAGTGACGGTGATCACATTGGCAGCATCGGGATTGAACACAGCGAGATGTGTGGGAGCAGGATCTGCAAAGCCCAGCACTGTGACAGCACTGTCATCAGCATAGGCCAGCACAGCACTGTTGCCTGAAGGATAGAAAGCGCTCATTGTGCGTTACCTTTCGTTGGTCCACGGCCCACGTTGAATGTCTCGCGGCCGGTTTTAGGCATAGCTGTGCCACCACCACGCTTCTGGCCCGATCCACCTGTGGAGGTCACGGGCTTGTTGCCTGTGTGGCTCATACCACTATGACCACAGCTGCCATCGTTGCCCTTTGTGGGGCCACGGCCCATATTGACTTCGCGTCCATCATTGGCGTGACCTGACCAAGCGTTTTTCTTATACTTGGTGATGTCACGCTCGGGGCGTGTGTTGTTCATTCCTGCGAACCCCATATCTCCGGTTCGTTGGTCTTTGGCGTATTTCATCGTGTTTTCCTTTTTGGCATCCGGGTGGTCTTGGTCGCGGGACGACCTTTCACAGCGGCCTTCCTACCTTTTTTCTCTGCATCGCGCTTGACATCATAAGCGATGGCCAAGGCCTGCTTCTGTGGCCGTCCTGCACGCATCTCAGTGGCCACGTTTTCTGAGAAGGCTTTTTTAGAGGCTGATTTTTTCAATGGCATAGTGTGTTTATTTAGTGTTGTCTTGACTTTCTGCCAGTCTGGCCAAGGCTGCTGCAAAGGCCGCTTGCCTGGCTGCTATCACATCGTCTGAGTCGGTTATTTCGACTTCGGTCTTGTCTGCCACCAGTTTGTTCAGCAGGGCCTTGTCATAGTTCTCTACTCTGGCCCAATCTGATCGATCTATGGCCAAAGCATAGTTCAATGCGATACGCTGCGTGTAAGGCATATTGACCGTGGTTTCAATGTCGCCCAAGAGATCTTCCAACTTGACTTTGTTGCCAGAACCTCGGGGTCTGCCTGCTCCTGGTCTTGCTCCACCGCGTGTGGGTGCTGGCTTGCTATATCGTTTTTCCATAGCAATATTTAGTGCCAGATCTGAAATTTTGTTTCTTATTCCGTGAAGACCCTTTTGAATACGCAAGCGTGCAATTTGAATCTGCGCTGGCTGTCTGTCTCTGAGACCAGCATTTCTGCTATTTCTTCTGACGATCGTTTTTGTAGTTCTTGTGCATTGAGATCCCAATATACCACTCTCCGGTCCGGTGATTCCTCCAACGATAAACGAATGCTTCCATAATAGTATTTTAACACACAAAAAGAGCAAAATCAAGATTGACGCTAAATAACTAATGTATTACAATCACTGTATGATCAACTACCAGGACACTGCCGTGGACCAACCAAATCTATTATTTGAGCGCTTGCGCTTGCAAGCACATTTCCGACGTGTGTTTGATGATCTGGGCCAGGAAGCAGGCTGGCAACTGATCCGGCGTGCAGTGGAACTGGAAAGTGTTCGCTATCAAACACATCAGGAGGACCGGGATGCTGAGAGCCACTCGTGAGTTCATAGCCGCCCGGCAACCCCACACTGATTTCATAGTGGGCACTGTGAGTGTGCAACCTTATGATCGGCCCATACATCGCTGGGAGATCGAAGACACCATACGCGATGAAGTGCGGCGTGACAGCCGCTGGCGTGCCTGCATAGGTTGGCGTGTGTATGAATACAATGCTCTACGCGATGAAACCCGTTTTGAGCCCTGGTGGTGGATCATCGACGCTGACAATCAGGCCTGGGACGTGGATCCTGCGGAGGGTGTGCGGGAATATATCTTGGATCAGGCTCTGGTGATCTATCGCCGCGAGCGTTTTGAGCAGGGCTTGAGCATCAGGCCACCAGATCTTTATCTGGCGTCAGGTCAGTGGGTGTTCCGGCAAGGCGGTCAGGATCACCCGTTGACTGCGTTGGATCAGGCTAACTTGACCAGTCAGGAACGTGATCGTTCGGTGCAGGTCTCTGTGATAGCCACCAACCACCTTTAAAACGGCATACATAATGGGTGGACTTTCCCAACACTCGTTTCCAAGTCATAGCCAATTTCAAGTGGGTCAATGGTCATTGGCTGCGTCGTGCTGATCAAGTTCGCAAGTTCCCCTTGGATCGCTGGCATGAATGTCGCGATTTTTTACGGAGTCGCATAAATACCCATGTAGTTGATGGGACCTCGCAAGAGGTTAAACGCAGACCCAGTGGTTAGGGTCCCGGGTTGAGGCCATTGACCCGTAATCTCCGTTTATTCTATCTGTGTGCTATGGGTAGGATCCTTCAAAGGGCAAACCACCCCATCAACTACACCCTCCCAATTTTTTATTCCAGCAGTGCTCTGCGGTAGGCCCAATCCAGGATTGGGCTTTTTTTTGGTGATTTCGCCGCTCAAAACCCCTTGATTTGTAATACACATATAAGTATAATACAACAACGGAGACAGCAATGGCCAAGACCTTCACACCCAACTTCAACGACCCCAGGACGGTCCGACGCACACGACGAGCCTTGGGTTTCGTCACAGCGTGCTTTTCTGCCCAAGATCCAAGACCCGCTGCCAGGGTCTGGCTCCAACAACATTTTGGGCAACTACAAAATCCCTTGAGCCGGTGGCTGCGACGCCACTTGCTGATCACGGTCAATGATACCTATGATCATCTGCGGGGACGCTGCAAGACCTATCGCAGAGATCCCATGGGTGTGGAATATGTGCGTGCTTGTGTATCAGGAGCCAATCCTGGCACTAGATTGGCTTGGAGCAATCGCGATCAGTCAACCACAGGAGATCATCGTGATATGGCCTTGGTGTGGTGCCGCGAGAGTTTCCAACGAGAACTACACAGTCTGGAGTTTGAATATCAAGACAAAAGCCACAGACTGTGGCATCCTTTGCAATCAGTGAGGAAAAACATCAAAGTGCCCATACAAGTAGAGGCAGGCCTGCGCTATCACTATGACATCGAGAGTGCTGCCCTGACCCTGTTATTACAACACAGCCAGCGACAAGATCCCAATCCGTTGGATATTTGGTTGCCAGGTGTGCAAGATTATCTCGCCCACAAAGCACAACGACGCGAACAATGGTCCAATGATCTCGCAATCAGCACAGGACAGATCAAAGAACTGATCACTGCTTTGGTAGCAGGAGCAAGGATCAGTGAGCGACGTGATGGTGCTGTGTTTTCTATGTTGGGTTATGATCGTGCTCGTCTTATCGCCCTGCGTGAGCACCTAGAGATCGCCCAGTTCCGTAAGGACTTGCGCGAGATGTGGGATCATCTCAAGTGGTCAATGCCACGTCGTCGTATCACAGATCGTCGTGGACATAGTCGTTGGTTGGCTGTGTCATCACGGGACAAGTGGGCTCTTTATTTCCGTCTTGAGAGATCGGTGCTAGATCAAGTCAGGAGATATCTCCGCGAGAGAGATAATCCCTGCTTCCTTGAGCACGACGGATGGGCTACTCGAGATCCAATTGATCTCCGTGATTTAGAAAAACACATCAAAACTACCACTGGTTTTTGTGTGAATATTGATTTGAAGTGTTTTTGATAAAAGCAATACTATACTAACCCTAGTGTATTACAAGTCCAGGAGACAAGAATGATTCGCAACAAATCACTGAAAAAACGCACTCAAATGTCGCACGACCAGTGTGAATGTTATATGGCTCGTAGAGAACATATATCGGGGTTCCATACGGGTCTTTGGTGTCGCCCCCACAACAAATGGATCAAATGGTTGAGTGATCAAGAGATCCTGGAGTTGATAGAGATAGGAGTGGAAACAAGAGATCCTCCACCACTCTTGAAACGGCGTAGTCAAACCGCCAAATATATGAAAACCTTGATCGATAACCGCATCAAAGATCCAGTGTTGGCCGACAAAATGTGGCGTGAAATCACCAATAAAAATAGGTGATTTTTCAATCTCTGCTAAATAATAGCACAATGGCCAATATCAAAATCAATCACTCACCCACAACACCCGGAGACATACTGGAAGGCAACATCTTGGCGTGGATCACAGATCTAGGACTTGTAGGTATATCTCGGCCCTACATCTGGCCAGGCACATTGCCAGAACAAGATCTGCTGGATATGTCGAGATCTTTGCCAGACTGGATATTTGACAGTGCTTGGATCTATTACGAGCATTGGGATCCTGAGATACCTGACGCTGTAGAGAGATTCAATCGAGATCAAACACGCTACCACGCTCGCACTATACATCGTGCGGGTGCTTGGCGTCCACCCAGAGACATCATCGCAGTCACTGATCGCACCCAGGCCGATCAAGTGATCATGTCTATGTGGTTAGGCCTGGGGCAACGAGGAGAACACAATGGCTGAAATAAAATTATGGTTTAGATATCAATGGACACGACTGCGTGTGCGCAGGATGATCCGTAGTCCCCAATTGCGAGAGATCGCACTCACTGCCTGGAAACAAGAAAATGGCTACTTCCAATGAATATATTCTAGTGGAACGCACATCACGACAGGGACGCAATGGCGTGACTTTCTGGCGTTTCACATTCTATTGTTTGAGCGACGGTTTGTTCTACGAGACCACTGTGGACAACACCTATGACAACTTCCGGAAGTCTGGGTGGGATCACTTGGCGGACGATCCCTGTCCATGGGGTGTGTATACTGGACTCACACGCACAAAGAGGCGAACACGCGAAGGTATGCCAGTGATCACTGCTGACAGCCTGCCACGCATCCAAACACGCTGTGAAAGCCAAGAAGAAGCCATCGCTGTGGTGGCTGCTGACAAAGGTATCACATTGACCCGCAACAACTACACAGGACTATTCGAGGTGGAAGATGCCCCCAGCAGGTAAACAACCGCATCTCTGGATCACTGGCCCCGATCCCGTGTTGCATGACAAATATGTGGCCTTCCTGCGTGCCCGTAGCCAAGCACATTATCGTGGTGAACCCTGGACTCTGACCTGGGACCAGTGGCAGGAGTTCTGGGGCGAGGACTGGCATCGACGAGGTAGGCTGCCACACCAGATACGCATGAGCCGCAGAGACTGGAATCAACCATGGTGTTTAGACAACATGGTCAAGATGACACAGAGCGAGCACAATCGTCACAACGCTAAAAGGAGACGACTTGAAAAAGCATAGATTGCATTTATTGACTCTGCCGCACACAGTCACACATCACGATTATGTGGCCTGTGCCTACACCCAGAAAAATTTGAAGTTTGCCAAGATGATGACTCTACGCGGACACGAAGTCATACACTATGGACATGAGAGATCTGAAGTGGTGTGCTCAGAACACGTCACGGTCACAGATGATGCGGTGTTGAGAGAGGCCTATGGTGATCACGATTGGCGGCGCCATCAGTTCCGTCACAACACCACTGATCACGCCAATCAAGAATTTGTGCGTCGTGCCATTCCTGAAGTCCAACGACGAGTGCGACAAAATGATTTCTTGTTGTGTAGTTGGGGAATTGGGCATCAACCCATAGCCAACGCTGTGCCTCAAGCCATAGCAGTGGAACCAGGCGTTGGATACACATCAGGTCATTTCTCACAGTGGCGTGCCTATGAGAGTCACGCTGTGCGCAACTCAGTGGAAGGGTTGAAGAACCCACAGAACTGGTATAGCCGTGTAATTCCCAACTATTTTGATCCCGCTGACTTTACCTATTCAGACACCAAAGATGATTATGTGCTGTTCTTGGGCAGGGTTTCAGAACTCAAAGGCATATCAACCTGCATACAGGCCACGGCTGCAGCGGGTGTTCCACTCAAGATAGCAGGACAAGGTCGTATAGCGGATTGTGGTTGGACTCATACACCTGACCATGTGACGGAGTTAGGCTATGCTGATCGTGAGATGCGACGTGAGTTGATGAGCCGAGCCCGGGCACTGATCATAGCCACCACCTACAATGAACCCTTTGGTGGCGTTGTTGTGGAAGCACTGTTGTCAGGCACCCCCATCATCACTCCGCACTTTGGTGCGTTCGCTGAAATACAGAATGGTCGCACAGGTTTCTTGTGCTATACATTGAGAGATTATGTGGAGGCTATCCGCAACATCGATCGTATAGATCCACAGGATTGTCGTGCTCGTGGAGAGGATTATACTCTGGACACCATAGCGCCGCTGTTCGAGCGCTGGTTTGATGACATACTGGAATGTTATACCGGACAGGGATGGATGGCCTTGGGAGAGAGAAATGTTTGATCACGATAGATTTGACACAGAAGGTTTTGATTATGCGTTGATGGAACAGGAACAGCGTCCATTCGTCCGCAGATTGATGACTTGGGTATGTGCCCAATGCGAACCCAATCTCACCGATCTAGGTGCTGGCACTGGTATGTATGTGGAAGCCGCGCGGGGCTATGGTTGGCAAGCCCGGGGTTATGATCTTGCTGATCCACAGCCCAGACCCGATCTTGTTGAACAACAAAGCATATTAACCGTCGATGACCCAGCACGCACAGTGCTGTGTATTGAAGTGGCTGAACACTTGCCCGAAGAATCTGCCCAGGCGGTGGTGGCTGCTATATGGCGCAATACACTGCCAGGAGGGTGTGTGATATTTTCAGCGGCCCAACCAGGACAAGGTGGCGTGGGTCATGTCAATTGCCAACCGCCAGAATATTGGACTGCATTGGCTCAAGCACAGGGATTTCAGAGAGATTTTGACAGTGAACAACATTTACATACCTGGATAACCAGCGGGTATCACATGGGCTGGTTCGCCCGCAACAGACAGATATGGCGGAGGCCCTGATGATGTGGAGTTGGCGGCGTGCTGTTGGCACAGATGTCACACCCATAATGGATCTCACACGCGAATATTTCCGTGATGAAGCCACAGACATCTGGTCCATAGATGAGCAATGGTTTGGTCGTTGCCTGACTGTGGACATCGTGAACCAATTCTTTAATCCTGGCTCTGCCATGGTCGCGGTGGCTGAGACTGATCAAGGTCGGATATTGGGTTATGTGTGGGTGGAACGCGGTATCAAAACCGTTTGGAGTTCTGAAGAGATGATCGCTGTGAAGATAGTGCATGTAGATTTGACTCTGAGCACACGAGATCGCATACGCTTGATACAAGAGATGATGGAACTATGGGAGACTTGGGCTAGAAGCATTGGGGTCGACATCATTTGCAGCAGCACCATGCGAGGTGATCAGTCTGCGTTTGTGCGATTGCACCAGCGTCGTGGATATGAATGTCGTGGAAGCATCTGTTATAAAAGGTTGACATGAGTGCCAATCCTCTTTGGTCTGCAGCACAACAACAGGGCATGATAAATCAAACCCAGTGGCCCACACCCGGGCAATCACGAGATTGGATGATTGATGGTCAATCAATGACCTTGGATGAATTTGCCAACACTTTGTGGCCAGAGGATACTGCAGAAAAGACTTTTTTCTATTTGAAATACAGCCGTTGATCAACCAATGATGTGGCCGATCAAAGCACCAATGATGCTCATCAACAAGCCGATCACAGCGATTTGCGCTGAACTCCAGCGGTTGTGATTATCTGCTGTGATCTTGGTGATATCATCACGTATCGACACCAATACTGTGTTGATTGAATCGATCTTGCGATCCACTTCTTCAAATTTGTGTTCCAGGGCTCGGTAGCGCTCCTGGCAAATTGACACGTGAGCCGGAAGGCTCTCGCTTTCGATATCGTGTTCCATCACTATCATTGCTCCGGACTCAAGGTGGCATCAAGTTGCCATAGATACTTGTTCAGCACCAGGATCTCTTCCTGTGCGTAGTTTTCGATCTCTTCTACATCTTCATCACTGGCAGTTTCGGCCAGCATCTTGTAGCTGTCTACTAACTGCAGGAGATTGTCACGCACTGTCTCCAGGAAGTCTTGGCTGGTGCCTATTACTGGATCATCATCAATGCGACTGTCAACTATGATGCCTTGTAGATTTGTGGGCATAAACTCACCCACAGTGCGTATGAGTTCGGCTATGACATCGATGTTGTCTTGCAAGTGCTCGTAGATCTTGCCCAACAGTTCGTGGTCGCTGTGGAAGTTGCGACCCACGATGTTGACGTGTGCTGCTTGTGCGCGGAATGCAGCAACAAAGTTGTCACGGAACAGGGCTTGTAATTGGTCTTGTGTGTTGATCATTGTTGTCCTAGTGCTCTACGAGCGGCTTCTTCTCTTATTTGTCTGTCCACATCAAAATATTCTGGTGGCATTTGTTGTTGTGGAGGCGCTGCTGGTGCAGTTGCTGGTTGTTGGCGATTCTGATATTGATCCAAGGCCCAGTTGCCTAGTTGATAAGCATCATAGGCTGCCATACCCAAACCCACAGGACCCGCAAATCTTGCTGCAGTGCGACCAATTAATCCAGCAGCACGACCCAATTGTTGCATACCAGTAGTGGGCACCTTACCACGATATTCATTTACAGCCTGTGCAAATTCTGGTGTTTTCATCAATTTTTTAGCAGCTGGATCTTTATCTAACATTTCCAGCACAGCTCGATTGCCACCTCGAGCATAGGCGTCAGTCATCTTTTGCCCCAATTCTGGTCCAGCCATTCGTTGCACTGTTCGATAATCAGGAACCGATGCAGGATAACGGCTGCCGGTTGTAGGACTGGTAGTCAGCGATGAAGTAGAAGTGACCTTGCCTACTTGTTCGGCCACACGCGGTGCCGCTTCACGTATCACTTGACCTGGGATCACACCAGGTGCTATCTTGCTGGCAGCGATGTCACGACCAGCACGGAAAGGATCTGCCACATAGCGTTGGAATGTCTGTCCAGCACCTTGCACTACAGGACGACCCATAGTGTCATAGGCCATACGCGGTGTGATCACATCACCGCTCAATCCATAAGCAGTAGCAGCAGCACCACCCACACCCAATGCTGCAGTTTCGGCTACGCCAGAAGCTGTGGGTTCAAACTGGGTAGGTTGCGGACCTGCTGACAGATCTCCTATGAACTCTACTGGATTGAATCCATCGCTGCGAGGCTGGCGCTGTTCTCGTCGAGGTTGCGGCTGGCCGGCTGCAAAAGCATTGGGATCAAATGCCATCAGTCAAGCTCTCCGCGTTGACGCAGGCGTTCACGCACACCATTGATCTGTTCTTGCGTGATAGGTGTGCCATCGGCATTCTTGCCACCGGGTTTCGCAGTCTTCAACCATCTTTCTGCTTCGCGGTTTTGCCGCGCCTGCGTGGCTAGATCTGGTTCGTTGAACGGAGGTTGTTGCCCGGCTTTGACTGCATTGCGATCTGCTGCTCGTTTTAATATCACATTGAGTTGGTAAGCTGCTTTGCGGAAATCGCGTTCGTTCATATCCAAACTCATTGCAGTAACGGCCGCTGTGGCTGCTGCACCTTCCCGGTCACTGAGTGCACCAAGACCTTTCATAGCTTCAATGGCAGAAAGGAATGCCTGTCCTTTGACCTGATCAAAGAACGCATAGAAACTGGCTTTGTCTGTGCCAGGAACGAACTGGAAACCAGGCTGTGCCGACGCACCTATCGAAACTGAAAATCCCGGATGCTCTATCAACTGATTGGTCAATGCCTGCACTGTGTTGGCCTGCTCTACGATCTTGCCATTGTTGGCACGAGCTTTGCCCACATCTTCGGCCACTACTTCGGCAGTTTTTTCTTGTCCGGCGGCCTGTGCTTGTATCTGTGTCAATGTAGGTCTGCCGCCGGCTGCGGGTGCTGCACCTGGTTGTGCTGCTGTGCTGACAGCGGGTCGTAGTTGCGGAGTAGTAGCTGATATAGCAGGTGCTGCTGGGGGTGCTGCACCGGGTGCTACTGGAGCAGTTGGTTGTGCTGCTGCAGGTGTTGTTGGTTGCAGCATCGCACCAGGCGCTACTGGAGCAGCTGGTTGTGCTGCAGGAGCAGCAGGTGTTGATGTTCCACCACCAATCTGCGGTGCTTGTATACCTACTTCGCTGGGTTGTATGATTGGTAATCCCTGTCCTGCCAGGGCCTGGTTGTAAGGACGCAGGATGGCCATAGCCTCTTCGGCTGACTTGCCAACCAGTTTGAGATTGAGTTCTTGGATCATACGATTGCGTTGATCACCTAGACTGCCTGCTGAACTTTGCGGACGGAACCCAGTCATTGGTTTCAATCCTGCATCGGTCTGGACGAAAGTTCGACCTGTGCGTTTGTCTGTGACCATACGTCCGACTTCGCCGGTCTGATCATTGACATATGTGCCACCAACTATGTCTAACTGTCCGGCCTGCATACCACCAATGGCAAAACGACCCATCTCTTCGGCGTTGAGGGCACGACCTGATTGATCAAAACCTTCCATTGGCAATCCATCTTGGCGCACCTTGACCATAGCACGATTGCCTTGCTGATCAAACACTGTCTGCCAGGTGCCACCATAGCCCAGTTTGTTGAGTTCGTTGCGGGCCATATCATTGGCACCGAACGCACCCAGCAACATAGCTTTGAGCAAGCTGCCTTCTTTTTTCATCTCTCGTGCAAAAGCCAGTCCATCTCCCTTGGCCATTATTTCTTGTGCTTGCTGTTGTGCCGCAGTGCGATCTCGTTGTTCTTGCAAAGCCGCACGCTCATTGCTGAGAGCAGCACGGCGAACATCCGGTGGCGTAGCAGGATCAGTGATCAAACGATTGCGAACTTTTTCATTGATTTGGCTGCCTTGCAACAAATTCATATAATCTGGTTCAGCCGCAGGTGCTGCTGCAGCAGGAGCTGTGATACCTGTGCCCAAAGGTTGTGCAGGAGGTGCTGTGGGAGGTTGTGCTGCCGCAGGTGCCACAGGTGCTGCCGGAGGTTGTGCTGCCGCAGGTGCCACAGGTGCTGCTGGTTGTGGTGCTGCCGCAGGTGCTGCTGTGCGTTGAACACCGCCCTGGCTGGCCGCAAACAATTGTTGCCGCTGATCCAAGGGCCGCTGATTAAACATTTCAGCTGCATCAGGTCTGCGTAGGATGCCGCGATCGTTGATGCCCATCTGACCCATCTGTTGTTCTAGACTGCCAATCTGATCCGGTGTGAGATTTTCATAACGGAACTGATCTGGATTTACAGGTGCTGCTGGCATCGCTGGTGCTGCAGGAGGTCTGGCCTGTGATAGATCTGGTGCCTGACTAGTGCCACCCGGCATAGAGATAGTGGGGGTGCGAGGATTCAGTGCAGAAAGATCACGCTCCGAACCTTCGATCTTGATTTTACGTTCACCTGTGACAGGATCTATGGTGATGGTCTCTTTGATGGGAGTGGGTTTGGCACCTGCTCCACCTTGTGCTGCCATCAGTCTGCGTCGGCGTTCTTCTTCGTCTTCCATAGGGGTCATCATATAGCCCCCGGTGTAATTTCCCATTGCGTCAAATGGCATCATCGATCCTTAAGGTTTGAACCAATTGCTGGCGTTGATACCCATCTCATACTGTGTGCCACTGCGTGTGTATCCTTGCGTGCCACCAAAGTTGGGTGAATATGAACTGGCTGGTGTGCCAAAGATCACTGAAGCATAACGGTTGTAGAGATCCTGTGGTGTCATCGCTGCTGCCACACCTTGCTGTGCAGCACCTATGGCTTGACCTAATCCACCCTGTCCCAATGAGGCCAAGGTAGAACCAGCGGCTGCTCGTTGTTGTGCGATATCTCTGCTGACCTGTGCTGCTGCCTGCATCTGTGCGGCTTGTGTCTGTCCTGCTAAAGCAGTGTCAGCGATGGCCTGGCGTGCCGATCCTAACTGTCCAGCACCACCAAACGTCGCACGCTGGTTGGCCAAGTTGGCCATATATTGCTGTTGAGCCGGCACCATTGCTGCGGCCAGTTGTTGTGCTTCATAGTCTCTGCCAAACACATTCTGCAACCCAGATATACCAGTGCGTAGTGCGGATTCACCGGTGGATCCAAGGGCTTCTTGTGCTTGTCCTGCCACACCAGCGAGATTCTGTCCCGCATATGTGACGCCAGGTGCTGAAAGATTGTAGATGTCTCGGGCTCCGCCCACTGCTTGCTGATAAGCAGGAGCGATGGTGCTGGTAAAAAAGTTGGTCTGGGCACCGATCATCGCCCGCTGTTCGGGCGTGAGTTCTGCTGTTTGGACGGTGGTTCCGCCACCTTTGCCTGCACTCATTTAGTGCCTCCTTGTTGTATTTTGATATTTAGCGTTTCTTTCATTTTGCTGTCCTTAAACGGGGGCGGCACCAGGCACGCTGTATTGTGCTGCCAGCGGTCTGATGTCATAGATGTAGTTGGGCGAATTTGGCACCATCTGCGGGGCTATGGGAGCCAACATTGGCTGTGATGCTGTGGCCACTGCAGGTGCGAAATAGTTCTGGACCTGTGGTTGCGCGAACGCCTGGGGCTGAACGAACATATTTTCTCCATACACAGGTATCTGTGGCAGAGCCAGAGGTTGTTCAAAGTATCCTTGTTGTTGTCCCCAAGGTTGGCTGGGCATCGCCACTTGATTGTAGTTGGCCAGGTCTTCGGTGTAGGCGAAATAAGGTTGGCGTCCCCAATAATATTGCGATTGGACTGGGCTTGTGGTTTCATAAGCAGGACGGATCGCTGCGCCAACTAGACCTGGATTCACACCAGGATATTGCAACGGACGGCTCCAGGAAGGATCTGGTGCGGCTGGTGTGAACGAACCCATATCTGGTCTGCTGGGTGTAGGCGGTGGTTCCAACGGATTGGGTATGGTTGGCAATGCTGCGATACCACCTGCTTGGTCTGGTGTGAGACCAGGTTGTTCTGGTTGCGACGGTGTCGATGGTGTCAATGGTGGATTGACCACAGGTGGTGTCACGCCTGGGACTACCAATCCTTGGCCACCACCCATTTCAGGCAGATTTGGATATGTGGGAGGCAACAATCCTGTGCCACCGCCCATATCTCCACCTGGAGGTGTAGGAGTAGGTGAGACCAATTCATAACCGCTTTCAGCAGGTGGTGCTGTGATACCACCACCCAAAGGCTGTTCTGGCACAGCGGGTGTTTCTGGCACAGCAGGTGTTTCTGGAACAGCAGGTGCTGGTGGTTGCGGTGCAGGAGCATTGACATCGCCTGCTATGGCATCTGCTATCTGCTGTGTGGTAGAACCTGATGCGGCCATATTGGCCGCTTGTGCTGCGATCACAGGATCCACACCAGCATACACGAGATTTTGTTCTATGGCCGCGGCATTGTTGCCTGTTTGTGCGGCCAATTGTGCTGCGTCTGCTGCGATGAACTCTGCTTCGGTGACATTGCCGCCAGGTGTGGACGCAGGTGGTGCCAATGCTGTTGTAGCGCCTGCGGGATCTTGGTAATCACCAACGCCGCCATTCCACGATTTTACATAATCACCATTTTGGGTAAAATAATCCCAGGTGCCGTCACCACGAGGAATAGCATAACCTTGTTGACCACCACCAATGTTGGCGCTGTGGGCATTGGCTGGTAATGCTGAAGGATTTATAGTTGGTCCTGCTGATGGTGCTGCAGGTGATGTGGGCTCAACCGGCGCTGCTGGCGTCGTGGGTGTTGTAGGTTCTATTGGTGATGTGGGAGCGGCTGGCAATCCTGCTGCGGGTTTGAATGATACTTCTCCAGAATTACGGATTGAAGTATTGCCTTGTGTGTCAAATCGATAATCAACACCACCGGGCAATCTCACATACACGTCATTTTGACCAATACCCAATATATCTGCTCTCTGACCATTGATGGTGAGATGTCCATTAGTGATGGCATTGGGATTCTCCAACGCTATGCGTGCTATCTCTGCGGGGTCAGTGAGATCTCGTCCGGGCAATGTAGGACCAGCATTCATAACTTGACCCAGGGCCTGTCCTGTGGGATCTGATACTACAGCCTGGGCTATGGCTCGGGGATCATAACCTTGCTGTTCCAATATCTTTAGTTGTTGAGGTTGCAATCCAGACCAAGTGGCCGATACGGCTGTAGTGGCATCAATACCCATATCCATCAAACCATTGATGGTTGCGTTGTTGGCTTGGATATATTGTGCTTGCTCAGTATTGGCTGCGTTAGGCGTGGTGATATGTTGTTCAATTTGTGGGAAACCAGTCAGCACACGATCGGCTGCTGCTGTGACTGACAATCCATTCAGCAACCCATCGGCGGCTAGATTGGCCACTCGATAATCCACACCCGATGCTGTGAGATCGCGTATGATAGCGGCACGGATATTTTCTGGTGTAGCACCTTCCACAGACATCGCTGCATCCATAGTATTTTTGGCCTGCTGTGCAACAAATGTGCTGTCTTCTACCCGTTGTAATTCTTCTAGTGTCTTGACATTACCGCCGCCAGTGAGACTGCGTTCTGCGCCTGTGGCGTTGTCGGAATACAATGTAGGATTGCTACCAAATTTGTTGGTAAGTTCTGCAGATATGCTGTCAGCCGTAGCACCAGACACTGCCATTTTTGCTGCTGTCCAGACCACATCATCAGACAAGCCTGTGGTCTGCAGGATCTTGGCTATTTGATTGGTGTCAAGACCTTGATCCGCCAATTGGCGTGCATCTGCCGCGGCAAACACTGTGTCATCAAAGGCCTTTTGAGTAGCACTCATATTGGTGATCTTGGGAATGGCCGTGCTGGCTATTTGTCCAAGATAGTTGGCTGCGGCACCAGTGGCTGCAGACGTCAATATCTGACCCACGCTGCCGCCACGCAGGGCGGTCATACCACCAGCCAATGTAGCAGATCCCAATATGCTCTTGATGCCTGCGTCAGTGACATTGACTGCGCTACCTACATAATCACCTATTACTGGAGTGAGGTATGCTCCCAGGCCCGTGAATGCTGCAGATTTCAGCACATCTTTGACCGATCCGCCGCTCAATGCTGTTGCTCCACCCGCGATCACTGCTGCGCCTACTATGGGTGCCAATGCTGCACTGGCTCCCAAAGCCGCACCCACTGCTGGTATCAACGGGGGTGCCAACACGGCTATCACAGGCAACGCTATAGGTGCCACTGCTTTGACTACTTCCTTGACACCTTTCCATACCTTGCTTAAAAATCCAAATTCTGGTAATCCAGTGGCTGGGTTGATGGTGCCAGTGCCGCCCATTTGTTTCAGCACAGCGGCTTCTTCGGCATTGATATGTGCCAGCATAGTGTCGCCGTTGCGACCTTGGCCGGCCATTGATTGAAGTTGTTCTGGACTCACTGGACCTGCAGGTGCTGCAGGTTTCGGCGCTGATTGTTGTTCGCTGGCCATCTGTTGTGCCACACGACCCACGGCGGCCATTGCTGCTAATTCTTGATAGTCGGCTTTGTCGGGCACATCGCTGTCTTCCACTCCTTTTTCACGCAACCAACTTTGGAAAGCGGTGAATTCTTTGGGATTCTGGATGACTCGTTCTGCCCATTGACCAATCTCTACCAATGTCTCTGCAGGCAAATTGGCTTCCTGTAGAGCGGCACGGATCTGTTCAGTGGCTTGTTGGCTTTGTTCTGGGGTGAATTGTTGTTGATTGGTCATATTCATATTTAGCGGTTCCTTATAACCAAGCGGGTTTAGCCGGCCATTCTACATCTTGTGGAAAGCCCGGTTGCTGTGGCACATCCAACAGGGCCTGGCGATATTGTTGTAATTCTTGTTGTTGTGCTGCGGTGAGGCTGTCATACCAGACAGGATTGACTCGATCAATCTGTGCCAACAATCGATCACGATGTTGTCTCGCAGATGACTGGCTTAATTCTTTTTGGATTCGCCAATCTTTGTGATCATAATCAAAATAAAAGACCAACGCTACATCATTGGGTCTGCCGGGTTTCTCCACAGCAACACCATTATTGATGTAATATTGATCAGTTGGATACCATCCATCGATAAAATGTTGATCGCCAAGATTGTGTTTGACCAGCATAGGATCAGAGCAGGCTATGTTTTGTATGATCTCTCCTGTTGTGGGATCGTAGATAGTGTAGTTCATCGTTTGAACGCCTGTGCATTGAGACTGCCAATGAGCTGCATACTGGTCAAATTATAGATATATGGTGGACCATCTATGGGATTTAGAAATACCCGCATACGGAAATTGCCACCTGCTGTGGATCTAAAGAAACTGATCCAGTTACCTTCAATACTTTGAACAATCTGTTGGAAAGCAAATCCAGGTGATCCACTGATCAACAACGTAGCTCCAAAACTATTGATACTGGTCACACCATCTTGTAGATCTAAGAACACAGTCAATCTTTGCGTAGTGCCGGGTGTCTGCCCAATATTCACAATAGTGCCATTTAACACCACACCCAGGCTGGGAAATATCAATGTGCCGCTGCCACTGGCCACCACTGATATGTTGGCCTGTGCGTTGCTGAAATAACTGGTGTTGAGAGCGGGATTGACAATGGTTTGTGAGGCACTGCTGCCTAATCCCGAACTGGCAGATTGTGGCACCAAAGTCGAAGTGGCCACGGTATTGGCCAGCAATCCACTGCTGGTGATCAATCCTGCCACCGACAAGTTGCCACCAATGCTTACGGTGTTGCCAAATCTGGCATTGCCAGTGGCACCATCTAACCAAAAACCCGGGCTACTAAAGTTGCCTATAGTGGCACCGGTTGATACCACGGTGTTGGCCGTGAGCACGTTGGCTGCCAGTTTGTCTGCGGTGATAGTGCCAGCAGCGATCTGATTGGCTGTGATAGTATTACCTGCGATCTGCGTGGCTGTGATAGTTCCGGCCTGTATGTTTGTGGCTGTGATGGTGCCGGCCGCAATTTTGTTGCCTGTGATAGTATTACCAAAAATCTTATCACCGGTGATAGTATTACCAACGATTTTATCACCAGTGATGGTAGTAGCCGCGATGAGATTACCTGTGATGGTATTACCAACTATCTTGGCACCTGTGATAGTAGCTGCTGCGATCTGCGTGGCCGTTATAGCATTGGCAGCAATTTTAGTTGATACGATAGCATTGGCCAGGATCTTATCTGTGGTAATAGAGTCGGCTGCTATCTTGTTGGCCACGATAGCATTGGCCAGGATCTTGTCCGTGGTCACGGAGTTTACCGCCAATTGATCAGCACGGATAGTTCCTACTACCACAAGATTACCATTGATGACTTGACCTGTGACTGGTGACCACGAAGAACCATCATAGGTTTCTACTGTGCCCACGTTGCCGGCTTCGTAATAAAATTGTGCTGTATCTCCAGAGATGGGTGTTTCGCCCACACCAATGGGTGGTGCTACATTGCTACGGCTGGCACTAAACCAACCATTTAATGTTGCTGTATTGGCACCGATAGGTGTGGCATCCGTGAGCACAAAGGCCAAAGCGATAGGTCCACGTTGACTAGGTCCGGTAGCTCCGGCAGGACCTTGTGGGCCAGTGGCACCTGGCACACCTGCTGCGCCTGATAGATTGACTTGCCATTCATCATAGATCCCGCTGCCGTTTACAGATGTGATGTTTACAACCATTATACCAGTAAAACTATCATAAGATGTCACTGTGCCTGACATATCATTAGCGGCATCGTGGGCTATGATTATAGGTTGTGCTGCTGTGTAAGCCAGACCTGTGGCCACAGTGAGTGTTTTTGTTCCAGTGCCAATGCTTAACAGAGTATCACTGGTAGTGGCATATCGATCACCGGCTGGACCACTGGGTCCTATAGGACCGCTGGGACCTTCTGGGCCTGTTGCTCCTGCTGGACCACTGGGGCCACTGGCACCTTCTGGGCCTGTTGCTCCTGCGGGACCAGTAGCCCCAGCAGGACCAGTAGCACCTACCACGGTAATGTCATCGAGGTCAATGGCTACACCATCTGCGACCTGCTGATAGTTTGCACCAGGCGAAGTAGTGGCCACGGTGAAAACAATCTGTCGACCACCTATAGCGCTGTAATAAAGGAATTTGTTGGTGCTGAAACCTCCAGTCACACGGAACCAGATGTAATCTGCGGGATTGGTGCTGGCCGTAGAAGTCTGGCTGTTACGGAGACCGTAGTATTGACGGTTGGTAGGCGACGTGCTGAAATTTTGTGTGCCTGTGGCATTGTCTGCGTAACGAACATTGAGCCATTGATAGAGATATCCTACTGGGACGGGATCTCCGGGCGCGGTAATCACACCAGTTTGAACGTCAGCTATGAGGCCTTGACCAGCCAAGTTGGTTATGGCATAGTTTACAGCATCGATGAGTTCGACTGTGTCTGTTACAGCAAATGTGGTCATTAACGAGCGTCCTCAGTGATGGTGATCTGCCAGTTGATGGCTGTCATTTCCCAACTATCAGTGGTAGAACTATGTTCTACCTTTATGGTATTCACGCGATAGTCGTTCTGATCGATCTGCACCCAAGGATTATCTCCATCAATGTCAAATTCCACTGTGGGTTTGAACGTGGGCGCCTGTCCCACTGAAAGCGAACCACCCACGGTGATATCAACATTGCCAGTTCCAGTGATTTCTGGCAGGCAACGATGCAACAAGATTTGGTTTGAATACTTCTGTCCAAACGAAATATTGTCGCGACGGAACAAAGTATCGATGGCCACGTTGCCTACGAAACTGGTGCCTACATCTTTTTGGATCAATGGACTGGCATTGCCAGCGCTGCTATACACCACCGTGCGTGTGGCATTGTTAAACGCTGCAGATTCAAATTTGGGTCCTTCGGTGGCGTGACTGGCCAGCGTGACATCGCGCGGTGGTTGCCAAGCATCAAGGTCATATTTGTAAGCGATCATTCGGTTGGGCCAACCTGTGCTGTCCATATCTGCAAAATAGATCTCTATCTGATATTTCTGCGTGTTATTGACCACGAAAGTTTTTTCTTCGTAGGCCGGATTGAGATTTGAATAGAACCAGTTCTTTACTCTTTGATCGCCGATGGGTTTGAATTGGCTGCCATTGAATACCCAGATGTCTCTGGCATCTACACCATACACCACACCATCACTGGCTGCCCAGCAATTTTCGTTTAGCAGACCACGTCCCTGTGTGTGCAGTCGCACTCCCAGGATTGGTGCGGTGGTGGATTGATATGAGAACGGTTGGAATATCACTGTGTCCCAATAGCTCATCACATAGAAGTTACCGGCACAGGGAAAGCCATCGATCACGGGACCACGCACTGGCACTTCCAGTTCGTTGGCCACGTTGGACAAAGTAGGCTCCCACGAAGTAGGCCCTGAATCTACACCAAACGCCTGGCTCCATCGCACGGTGTAAGGCATATTCATAGTCAAACCCGTAGATATCACGTCAGCAGTGAGATTGCCTGCGATCAGGATCGATCCCACATTGGGTGTTGAATAGATACGCATAAACCCGGCCGTCAATGCAGACCAATCGGTGTTGTAGTTCCAAACATAGTTGTCGGGCGCAGCATCATACAGCTGGAATTGCGTGGCTGTGGCCAGGAGATACATTGGAGCCTGGACACTATCATTGATGAATAGCAAGGTGCCGTTCCACGAAGCCGTGATAGGCACGGTTTCACTGTAGCCTGCGATGCTGGCAGTGGGATTGCTTATGCTATCATAGCCCGGAGTGAGATTGGTTATGCCCGTGGCAGTGATGCCATACCAGCGACCATTGTTGCTGGCATCTATGGTGGCTACGATATACCACCACACGCCTAGATTGCGGAAACCACCAGTGACGAATATAGGCCGTTGACCTGAAGGCACTGCATTTAAGATATATTCATCACCCAGCACAGATTGTATGCTGCGGGTATCTGTTTCGATGTTGCGACCGGCATTGTATTCATTGGGTGCCTGTGCAGCCGCAGGAATGTCCGGCGTCCAAGTCATATTGGTGAACGGTGTTTTTACGGTTTGGAATGTTCCTGCCATTTTTCGTCCTTTATATTAACCACAGTGGATATCTTACGATTACCACACCATTGGCTCCACCTTGCCCAACACCATTGCCAGCACCACCACCGCCACCGGCTACTTTAGAACCAGAGAAATTGCTTCCACTGCCTCCACCACCCCCGCCAGCGACTATCATGACCCAACATGGTAAGATAGTAGTGCTTGTGGTAAATGTTCCATTGGCAGCAAAAGTATGCACACGCCAAGTAAATCCTAAAGTATTGGTAGTAGTAACTGATCCACCACTGGCATTGGCATAAGCCTCGCCGCCGATCTTGACACCAGGTCCTAACACTATTCCAGGTCCAATCTCTATCATCTCGATCTCTTAGGTTATGATTATCTGTATGTCGCCTGCGTCAAAATTCACTGAGTCACCGGGTTTGACATTGCGTGCTGCTATGTTTTGATAGAACAACATATTACCTGAGGTGCTGGCATCTAATATGGCCAGGGCACGCACCCGGGGCCAAGCATTGCCCGAACAGGTAAACACAGCGGCATCATCAGAAGTGGCCACACCATCTGTGATTGAAAACACCACTTCCTGGCGGCTGTATCCGTTGCCCACTATTTCTGTGCCGGAACCTGTGGCGTCCAGCACTGTGCTGTAGAGAGCAGCGTAGACATTGGCCGCGGGAGTAAAGCTCACATTGCCCACTGCGGCGTTGGCTATGGTCTGTGCAAAATCTGTGGTCATTGGCATGTTTATATGTTCCTATCTTTGGGTATTTCGGCAGTATTATACAGTGATGGCAAATCAACCAGCACCCCATTCCATTCAAATGCATAGTCATTGGATTCGCTGTAACGGCTTTCACCTTGGTCTATGACCTGATAATTTCCTCCGGTATTGGCTTCTACAAATTGGATATTAAACCATGCTTCAGCATCACCAATGGTGCGACTGGGGCGAGTAGTAAACAATGATGTGTCTGGCACTGCAGCCGGATCAAAAGTGCTGCCAAATGCGCACCAAATATTGTTGATATACCAAGGTTGAGTCTGATCAACAAACTCAGCAAACTCACCACCACCCAGGGTATTAATATTTAACCGCACATTGTTACTTTCATAATCCTGATCTGTGCCTATGATATTGGTGCCACCTTCATAATCTAGATATGGCACAAAACCACTGGGTGGTGAAAACGCTATGTCAAGTGTTTGTATAAGAGCTTGGGTTTCGGTATCATACACACAACTGCGTCCATAGTAAGTGCCAGTGCTGGGACTACCAGGATTAAAATTAGCAAACACAGAACTGGTTTCCGCTTCTGCGTAGATAAAAGTCAGCCAACGATTGTTGTATTCTTCGTAATCACCACCAAACACTTCGGCAGACCTGAATATACCATCGGGTGTTTCCATGCGTCCAGTGGCAGCCAATAGATTGTCTCTGAATTGTGTGAATGCATTAATGCCCCAAAATGAATCAGGCTCGGTAAAACCAGGCTGGTAAAATTTCACATCGTTGAAAAAATTCATTATGAAGTTTCCGGGTCCTGGCTCAAGTCCAGACTGCCAATTCAGTTTGAAAGTGGTTGCAATAACACATCGTTTGTTGTTGGCACCGGGCAGATCACCGATACCTTCAACATCTAGTTCGCCCACAAATGGCACTTGACCGCTGTTGTTGCTGAGAGAACCCATTTCCATGCTGAAACTGGGAGTCTGGTATGTGCGATAGCCCAAGGTGCTGGGCGATTGGATGATCGCACGAGCTGGTGTTTCTGCCCAGCCCGCCCGTTGTGCCGTGAGTGCGACGCCTAGCATTATGTAAACTCCGGTGATATGGTAGTGAGATAAGTGGTGCTACCATTGATGTTGGCCGCTGTGGAGGTGATCATTATCACTGAGTTAGCTGTTACAGGCACTGCATCATTGCCGCCGGCATACTTCACTGTGGCAGAAGCCGCTGGCAATGTGATGGTGTAAGGTGTAGCACCTTGTTCAATCACAAGAGTCACTGTGTGGAACAAGTTGCCATTGCTTGACACCACTGCATTGGCAAAATCCAGTGTGACATTGCCCGTGGGTTTGAGATACTGGCTGGTGCCGTTTGACCAGTCAAGATCTGCTGTGCCTGAAGTGGTGGTGAATGTGTAGGGCCTGTCATAGTAACTCTCAATGGGACCCACAGCGCTCTTGGATCTGGTGTCTGTGTTTTCCAAGAAGTAGTATTCACTGGGCACATTAAAAGCATTCTGACCCCAGGCGTTGCCATTGCCATTTTGATTGTGCACCAAGACAAACTTCGTGGGCTGGACAAAGCTACTGTTGTTGTTGGTTATGCCATAGGCATTGCCAATGGCACCACCAGATTGAACAGAAGGTTGCACATACATAAACACAGCGTTGTTGATGGTTGCGCCACTGCGTGCTTCAATAAATGACCCATATAGGGTAGCGGTAGCAACCGTGGCATTGCCTACATTGGCATTGCCATTAGTGCCTACTGTGATGGCGGGATTGAAACTCCGCACCACAAATGGGTTTTGTTGTAGGATGTTGCCACCACCTATGAACATCTCACTGCTAATACCCGCTAAGCGGGTATTGCTGTTGCTGGTGCCAATGTTGCCACTGATATCAATCCATTGCGTGTTGGTATAACCTGTATTGCGGAGGCCTGTGTCAGTGACTGTGAAACGATCCGCTTGCCAAATCCTGGCATTGCGTCCATTGTTGCTCACATCCACATTGGTGCTGAAATCACCTGCACCACCAGATCCTGCTGTGCCACCAAGACCACCACCTATGAGATAACGACCTGTTTGATAACTTGAGGCCGTGGCTGTGTTGCCCAGACGAGCGGGCGCTGTGATCCAGTTCTGATATACACCGTTGGCGATCTGGTCAGTGGTTATACCAAGATTACCTAATTTTAATGCACCAGTGGTGTCTGTGAATGTGACATTGCCCATTCCACCAAAGCTACCACCATCATTGTATTGCACTTGCGTGTCTGCACCACCTGGTGATCCACTACCTCCACCGCCGCCTGTGGCGTCAATGGTTATGGTATTGTTGCCAGCATCACCAGTGATGGTGACATTGGCACCTGGTGTGAATGTCAAAGTAGACGCACCATTGGCTAGGATTGCGGTGCCATTGGCCGTGACATTGGAGAATGTGTCTGTTGCTCCTGCTGGACCTGTGGCACCTGTGGGGCCAGTAGCACCAGTAGCACCAGTAGCACCTGTGGGTCCAGTAGCCCCTTGTATGCCTTGTGGTCCAGTAGCACCTGTGGGTCCAGTAGCCCCTTGTATGCCTTGTGGTCCTGTAGCACCTGTGGGTCCAGTATTGCCTTGTATGCCTTGTGGTCCAGTAGCACCTGTGGGTCCAGTAGCCCCTTGTATGCCTTGTGGTCCTGTAGCGCCAGTTGTTCCAGCAGGACCGGTTGCTCCTCTGGGTCCTGTTTCACCCTGTGGTCCGGTAGGCCCAGTGGCACCAACGGGACCTGTCACACCTTGTGGTCCTGTCGCACCTTGTGGTCCTGTATCGCCGGTGGCACCCTGTGGTCCTGTAGCACCTGTGGGACCTGTTGCACCTCCTGCAGAAGGACCGTAGGTCAATTCATTGGTAGAAGTGTTGTAGTAAACACCGTTTGTGACGTTGCCAGTGTCATTGCGCACTGGAGCGATATACAAGCCCATATTACTGGCGTTGAGATTGGCTCCAGTGCCATTGATCACGATAGAACCATTGGCTTGGTTAATATAACCTGCTCGAGCACCAATGGCCACTGCATTCAAACCTTGATTTTCATAACCCGCTCGAAATCCCACGGCCACTGCTGTATTACCTTGATCAAATCGTCCAGCGTTAATACCCAACGCGGTCGAAAATGCTCCTTGATTTTCTTGACCGGTAAAATCACCGATGGCAACAGCACCAGATGACTGATTGAGTCTTCCTGCATTTTGTCCAATCGCTATTGCTACTCCACCTTGGTCGGTTTCGCCTGCTTGATATCCTATGGCGATGGCTCCACTAAGTTGTCCATCTGTTCCTGATAGGTGACCTATAGCAATGGCATTGAGCCTGTCACCTTCCACATTGGCGTTGGCCGCGCCTGCTTTCCAGCCAATGCGTATGTCGCCTAATCCACCTGATGTGCCGTTGGCCGTGCCAGTGACACCGATCACGATGTCATCTTTGTCGCCTACGCTGTTGTCAAACAATATGGCGTTCTGCACTGCCCCACTGGAGTTGCCAATAGTGAGATTGCCCAACACAATTCCGTTGGCATTGGCAACAATATTGCCCGACGTGGTAATATTACCTACTGCACTGACTCCAACCGGACCCAATGATATAAAGTTTGAACCTACGATGTTGCCGCCTGCAGATATTCCGTCGACTATGTTGAGGTTGCCGCCGGCGATATTGCCAGTGGCACTGACTTGACCGGCTGTGCGTAGGTTGCCACCTTGGACATTGCCAGTCACACTTAAAAGATTAGACGATTTAGTAAATGTCAGTCCTGCTGAACCATTGGCTACACCGGCATCATTGAATATGACCTGTGTGTTGGCGCCTGCCACTGGTCCTGTGGGACCTGTAGCTCCGGCTGGACCTGTAGCTCCAGTTGCGCCATTCGCGCCTGCTGGTCCAGTAGCTCCTGTGGGTCCAGTTGTTCCTTGCGGGCCTTGTATGCCTTGAGGTCCTGTGGCTCCAGTAACACCAGTGGCTCCTTGTGGACCGGTTATGCCTTGTGGACCGGTGGCACCTGTGACACCAGTTGCACCAGTGGGACCCGTGGCACCAGTAGCGCCGTTCACACCAGCAGGACCTGTTGCTCCAGTGGGGCCTGTGCTGCCTTGTGGCCCTGTGGCACCCGGAGCACCCTGTATGCCCTGTGGTCCTGTGGCACCTGTGGGGCCCGTGCTGCCAACTGGACCAGTCGCTCCAGTGACGCCGGTGGCTCCTGTGGGTCCGGTTGAGCCAGTGGGTCCAGTCACGCCTTGTGGTCCTGTAGGTCCTACGATATCGCCTACGTCATTCCAAGCAGCACCGTCCCAGATATAGAGATTACCGTTGGCGCTGACGATGTAAGCATCATTGACTTGATTGCCAGTGGGTGGGAGATCTCCCACAGTGGCCACTGTGCCTTTGATAGTGATCGATGCACCTGCGGGACCTGTGGATCCTTGTGGTCCGGTAGCACCAGTGGCTCCGTTGGCGCCAGCAGGGCCAGTGGCGCCGGTAGGTCCGGTT